CCATCTGCATCACAGGTAGCAGGTACAGGTAGTTTTAGTTTAGGTAATTTAAATCTAGGTTCACTTGCAGGTGGAGCAATAGGTAGTATTTTTGGACCTGTAGGTAGTATGATTGGTAGTAAAATAGGTGGTCAATTTGGGCAAACTACTGACCCACAATTAGGTGGCTCTTTTTCAGATGTAGCTACAGGTAAATTTTCAGGCAGTCCTGCATTAGGATATGCCGATTTACCAAAAACAAATAGAGTAGGTACAAACGTAGGTGATACAGATGTAAATACAAAAGGTACTTTTAATAATAGTTTTGCTGTTGCAGACGATATTTCCGACTTATCTAAGTATGGTGGAGCAATGAGAGATGAGAATGGTCATACAGTTTACAGAACGATTAGTGAGCAGGTTAAATCACTCAAAGCTGCAGCTAAGACAGGATGGTTTGGTGGTCCTTTGAGTCCTATGGAATACTATGGGTTGACAGATGATAATAAAATGAAGTATAATACTTATGCACAAGAAGCTGGTTTTAATGAGCAAAATTATGGTTCAAGTAAAGGTGCTAACTTATATCAAGAGTTTCTAAATGAAATGTCAAAATATAATGTAAGTGGTACAAATCAAAGACCACCTATAGTTGCTGATGATAGTGGAAAAGGTGGAGATGGTTATTTAGTATCGAATGGTAAAGCATATAAAGGTAAATATGTTGTAAATAAAACAACAAACGATGTGCAGTTTGAAAAGGCTGATGGTTCAGGAACTATTATAGCTGTTAGTAAAGATGATGGAAGTCCTGCATTAGTAGGTGATTTAACAGGTTCAGGACAAAAAACAAGACCTGCTACAGGTCAAGACAGACCACAAATAGAAACTGACCAAGAAGCTGCCATGAAACGTAAACAAGAAGCAGATAAAGCTAGGGCAGAAGCAAATGCGTATGCTAAACAATTAGAAGATAGAGCAAGAAGAGAAAAAGAGAGAGAAGATGCTAAAACAGCAAGAGAAGCTAGAACAAAGGTAAGTAAAATTTTTGAAAAAAGAGGAGGTCCTTCAGCTAAAGAATTGCAAAAAGGAACAAAAAGAAGATATAAAGAAGGTGGTCTAATGACTAAACCTAAAAAGAAAAAAGTTATGAAGCGTGGTGGATTGGCTTCAAGATAAATAATCCACATTTGTTGGCTACTCACACCCCATGATTGGCTACTATGACCCCAACGAAGGAGAAGAAAATGGCTGAAAATCTAGCTATGGTAAAGGAAGCAACACCTAAAAAAGTTGCATTTGTAAGTAAACCTTATTCAAGAGAAGAAAAAATAAAAAAGGATGAGGAAGAATTACAAAAACTAAAAGATGAGCAACAAGGTAAAACCGAAGAAAAGGAAGAAACTGAAGAAGAGAAACTTGAAAAGGAAGAACCTAAAAACGCTGAAGAAAAAACCTTTAAAAAGAGATATGGTGATTTAAGAAGACATACTCAACAAAAGGAAAGGGATTTACAAAAGCAGATAGATGAATTAAAAGTTCAACTAACTGATGCAACCCAAAAAGAAATGAAATTGCCTAAATCTGATGAAGATATAGAGCAATGGGCAAAAGATTATCCTGACGTTGCTGCGATTGTTGAAACAATAGCGATGAAAAAAGCTACAGAACAATCAAAAGTATTAGAAGAAAGGATTAAATCTATAGATGAATTAGGAGCAACGGCTGCTAGAGAAAAGGCTGAAGCTGAATTATTAAGAATACATCCTGATTTTTCAGATATACGAGATAGTGAAGATTTTCACGAATGGGCTGATGAACAGCCTAAATGGGTACAAGATGCTTTGTATGAAAATGATACAGATGCACGTTCAGCAGCAAGGGCAATAGATTTATATAAAACCGATAAAAATATTGGAAAAGAGGAAAAGCCTAAAACAAGCGATAAGGATGCTGCAAAAGTTGTGAAACCTAAATCTACTCGTTCTGAACCTCAAACAGATGATAGTAAATCATACTTAAAGGAGTCAGATGTACAGAAAATGTCTACACGAGAATATGAAAAACATTCTGATAAAATAATGGAAGCTATACGTAGTGGTAAGTTTATTTATGATTTATCAGGAAATGCAAGATAAAGTGTTGACAAACAAGAATTATTGTATATAACTATACAATAGGATTAATATAACCTTATATGTATCATATATATAACAACTTATATTAATCAACGTAGCAAATATGAAAAACTATTAGAATTACTCTATATAATAGAAGCCCAGTTTTATCCGTACAAATAGAATTGCACCTTTGACCAATAGACCTCAAATACAATTTAATATTTTGCATTTGTTAGTAGTAAAGGAAAAGGAGAAATATTATGGCGTTCCAAACTGCTGCCGGCTATGGCAATCTGCCCAATGGTAACTTTTCACCAGTTATCTATTCCAAGCAGGTTCAAGTAGCCTTTAGAAAAGGTTCTGTCGTTGAAGGCATAACCAATTCTGATTATTTTGGCGAAATCTCCAATATGGGTGATACCGTTAAAATTATCAAAGAACCGGAAATCACCGTCAAAGAGTATGCTCGTGGTACACAAATTTCACCACAAGACCTTGACGATGAGGACTTTTCTTTAGTTGTTGACAAAGCAAATTATTTTGCGTTTAAAGTTGACGATATTGAAGAAGCACATAGCCACGTAAACTTCCAACAGTTAGCATCCGACAGGGCTGCTTACAGATTGGCAGACCAGTATGACCAAGAAGTTCTTGGTTATCTATGTGGCTTTAAGCAATCTAGCTTGAGTTCAGTTGCAGGTACAGCAAATACTACCGTTTCAGGTACAAAAGCTGTTTCTACTGCTGGTTCAAACGAATTGCTTGGAAGTATGTTAGTTGATGCTAACGACTTTAATGGTGGTACAGCAAACAATTCTATTGTTGTAGTACCAAGAGGACACGGACAAGCTGTTGATACAACTACTGCAACAGCATCACCTATGTCTGTTGTTGCTCGTATGTCACGTAAATTAGACCAACAGTTTGTTGATAAAGACAATCGTTGGTTGGTAATTGACCCTGTTTTTGCTGAATTGCTTCAGGATGAAGATTCTCGTCTAATGCAAGGGGATTGGGTAACTGATTCAAATCAAATCAAAAACGGATTGATTATCAATAATATACATGGCTTTAAAGTGTATCAATCTAACAACCTACCATCTGTAGGAAATGGACCAACAGGAGCAACTTCTACAGGTTCATCACACTACGGAGTGATATGTGCAGGACACAATTCTGCTGTAGCTACTGCTGAACAAATCAACAAAACAGAGTCTTATAGAGACCCTGATTCTTTTGGTGATATTGTCAGAGGTATGCATTTATATGGTCGAAAGATACTTAGACCTGAAGCACTATCTCGTGCTTTCTATGTATCTAAGATATAAGGGAGGATAACTAATGGCTACTTATGATATGACATCATCCGATACCACAGGGGTATCCTCTAACTCTATTGCGGCATTACCTTCTCAAACAGGTATGGGTGCAATGCGTATGATTCAGGCTTACTTGGACATTGATGCATTGGTCGCTGCAGGGTATTCAGGAAGCGATGGAGACATCTTTCAGCTTATTGAAATCCCAGCAGGAACACTCGTTCTATTTGCAGGTGCTGAAGTAGAGAAAGCGTTTACATCCAGTTGTACTTTAGACATGGACTTTGCCGCTGGCGATGACATGATTGACGGTGCAGACATCACTTCTACAGGATTCTGTGCTGAAGGTTCAAATGGACAGTCAAACGATGTAACTACAGGTGCGGCTTCATTGTTCACGCAATTTCAATCATCTACTGATACTATTGATTGTAAAATTGCAGGTGCTGCTCCTGCTACAGGAAGATTACGAGCATATGCTTGTGTAATCGACTGTAACGATGTTGGTGCATCAGGAAAAGCTGATACGGTTGATAGAGACCAATTAGCGTAACTTAATATATGAGGGTAGGCAAATAGCTTATCCTCATATAAACACATTTAAAATAATAGGGAGATATAAATGGCTGATGCAGTTACAAGTCAGACAATATTAGACACACCTTCAAAACTTGTAATGAAATTTACAAACACAAGTGATGGAACAGGAGAAAGTGCAGTTCAAAAGGTAGATGTAAGTGCCTTTACAGCAGGTCAAGGAGGACCTCATTCTGATACTTCTGCTGCTACTTGTAGTGAAGTAACAATAGATAAAATTTGGTTTAATAATAGTGGTATGACTGTCAAACTTCTTTGGGATGCTTCTTCAGATGTTGAAGCTATACACCTTAAAGATGGTGATGGTTATTATGATTTTAGTGATTTTGGTGGATTAAGAAATAATGCATCATCTCCAACAGGAGATATAATGTTTACAACAGTAAGTCACAGTAATACTGATTTCTATTGGGTTGTATTAGAAATGACTAAACTCTCTTAATATATAGAAAGTTTTAATACATGGCTGAATCTTATCTGACATTAACTAATAAAGTTATTGCACGTTTAAATGAAGTTGAATTAACCTCATCTAACTTTGGTAGTTCAAGAGGTATTCAAACGCAATGTAAACATGCCATTAATGAAGCTGTTCGTTATATTAATCAAAAAGAATTTAATTACCCTTTTAATAATACAACAGAAAGTAAGACTTTAACAACAGGTACAGTTCGCTACAGTTTACCTTCTAGCACAAAAACACTTGATTATAATACATTTAGATTAAAAAAAGATAGTGATTTATCAACAAGTGGTGGAAGATTAAGTATTCTTGACTATAATGAGTACATTAATAGTTTTATAACACAAGAAGATGATATAACAACTAATAATTTAAATGGTTCATTAAATGACTCAGCAACAACAGTTACAGTAGATAGCACTACTGGATTTGATTCTACAGGCACAATTCACATTGAAAATGAACAGATAACTTATACAGGTACTTCTTCAACAACATTTACAGGCTGTACAAGAGGTGCAAATTCAACAACTGCAGCATCACATTCTGATGATGTTCAAGTCGCACAATTTACAGGTGGTGGTATTCCTCAATATGTAGTAAGAACACCTGATAATGGATACTTATTATACCCTTTCCCTGACAAAGCATACACAGTAAAATTTGAATATTATACATTTCCTAGTGACATGTCTTCTCATAGTGATACAACAACAATACCTGATAGGTTTGCTCCTGTTATGATAGATGGTGCAACAGCTTTTGTGTATCAGTATAGAGGTGAGACACAACAATATCAATTAAATATGCAGAGATTTGAGCAGGGTATTAAAAATATGCAAACCTTGTTAGTTAATAGATTTAATTATGTTCGTTCTACTTATATACCTCGTTCTGGGTATGCAAATGTATTTGATAAAAATATAAGAGTTATGTAAATGCCTGACCAATCTCAGACATCACCTTTTAGTTTTTCATGTCAAGGTGGGTTAGTTTTAAATCAACCAACCTTTAATATGCAACCCGGACAGGCATTAGAACTACTAAATTTTGAACCTGATATTGACGGTGGTTACAGAAGAATAAGTGGGTTTAGAAAATATCTAAATCATATAGTTCCTCAAACATCTGCATCAACTGAAAAAGTATTAATGGTTGCTCAGTTTGCTAATAAGATTGTTGCAGCAAGAGGTACAAAAATATTTAGTTCAGCATCTACTGAATTAGCAACAGCCATAGCTTCAGGCACAGGCATGACAGGTTCAGGAACAATAACAGTAGATAGTACAACAGGCTTTAGTTCAAGTGGAACATTGCAGATTAACTCAGAGATATTTACTTACACAGGTGTATCATCTACAACATTCACAGGTGTAACAAGGGCTGCTTCAAGTACAACGGCTGCGGCTCAAGCTGTTGATGACGTAGTATCTGAAAGTTGGACAGAAAAAGATACAGGTAGAACAAGTGCAGGTAAATATAATTTTGAACGCTTTAACTTTGACGGAAACGATAAGTTAATTGTTGTTGATGGAAGTAACGACCCAACAGTATTTAATACATCCATAGCAGCAACAGATGTTACAGCATCAAGTGTAGAAGGTGCTAAATATGTAACTGCCTTTAAGAGTCACATGTTTTATGCAGGAATGTCAAGCACTCCACAAGAAGTAGTCTTTAGTCAGCCTAATGATGAAGATGCCTTTAATAGTGGTAGTGGTGCAGGAAGTGTTAAAGTTGATGATACGATTGTAGGATTAAAGGCTTTTCGTGGTGATTTATTTATATTTTGTGAAAACAGAATATTTAAAATGACAGGAAGTTCATCGAGTGATTTTGCAATAACACCTGTTACAAGAGATATAGGTTGTGTTAATGGAGATACAATCCAAGAATTTGCAGGTGACTTAATCTTTCTAGGACCTGATGGATTACGTACTGTTGCAGGTACAGCTAGAATTGGTGACGTTGAGATTGGTACAATTAGTCGTGCTGTACAACCAGAGATAGACGATAACATAAAAGATTCTGATTTATTTGAGTCGATTGTTATACCTGATAAAACACAATACAGATTATTTTTTAGTAATTCAGGAAGTGCAGAGTCAGCTACAAAAGGTTTAATTTGTGTATTAAAAGGGCAGAATTTTGAGTTTGGTAAATTAAAAGGCATAAGACCCTCTACTACTGACACATTTGTTGTAACAGGGGATGTGAGAGCATTGCATGGGGGTTTTGATGGTTATATTTACAGACAAGAAAAAAGCAATGATTTTAATGGCACAGCTATAGATGGTAAATACAGAAGTCCTGATTTAACATTTGGTGATCCCGGAGTTCGTAAACATATGCAAAGAGTTATCTTAAACTATGCACCTGAAGCATCTATTAGTGCAGACTTATTTTTAAGATACGATTATGAAAGTGGTGATGCACCAAGACCTGCAGCTTATCCGTTTGATTCATCGAAAGTAGCTGCAGTTTATGGAACAGCCGTTTATGGAACACCTACATATGGTGGAGCAACACAACCACTTGTAAGACAGCCTGTTGAGGGTTCAGGATTTGCAGTTGCATTAAGAGTTAATGATGATGGAACAACAGCACCTTATTCATTAAAAGGATTTGGATTAGAATATCAAGTAGGAGCAAGAAGATAAATGGGAGCAACATATACACGACAGTCTACGTATACTGATGGCGATGTTATACAAGCAGCCGATACGAATGATGAATTTAATCAACTACTAGCAGCCTTTGCATCAAGTACAGGACATACCCATGATGGCACAGCAGCCGAAGGTGGTCCAGTAACTAAACTCTTAGGTAATACATTAACCT